TACGCCCGATCTCGTGAGCCAGGACGTAAGTGCAGGGATCTGCCTGCTCTGGCGTGGGGTTGCGTGGGCGTAGACCCGTGCGGGGGTCGGGCCCCAGCTCGACACGGGCAAGCTCGGCACGAGCGTCGCCCAACATGCGCTGCAGAAGGGGCGCGTAGGCTTGCGCAAAGGCCCGCCAAGGCGCTGCAAGGTCGGGGTGTAGGCCACCCCCTTGGCGTGGCCCCGCGCGCTCCGCGCGGCCGCCCGTGTCCCACAGGGACACCTGATGCCCGTAGCGGGCATCCAGCTCCTCAGCCCAGGCGATCTCCTTCTGCAACGGGCCCAGGATGGCCGCCTCCCATGCACGACGGCGCAGACCGGCCTGCACCCGGGTGCTGCGCCCCGAGACCTCGATCCCGTAACGCTGCGCCCGCTCCAGCGCAGCCATGCTCGTGACCACGAGCGGATTGGCGCGGCCATAGTGGACTTCCTGCACCCGCTGAGCGGACGTCATCTGCCGGAGCGTGCGCGGAGGGTCGCAGACATTGCAAATCGTGCGCAGGATCTTTTTCCGGCCCGAGAAGCGACGGAAGAGCTGGAGCGGGCGGGATTTCTCGCATTGCGTGCAGATTTTTTGCATTTTTTGAGCCTTTCTTGGGAATTATTTGTCAAGGATTTGTCAGGGTTTACCCTGTAAAGGATTAGACATACGTGGTAGCTACCAGGGTCTCCGACGGGCGTGCCACAAATTATGTCACTGTAAGTCGTTGTCGCGCAAGGGGAAAAGCGTGGTGCAACCAGGAATATACCTAAAAAACCGATACATAGACAGGTCTCTCTCTCTCTCTCTCCCATAAAAGGAAAAAGACAAATATATAAATAAATAAATACTTTCTTCTATATATATATATATATAATAAAGATAAGAAGAAGAAGAAGAAAAGCCCTTAGAAATCAACGAGTTAGCGCGGCGCAAGTTGTGGCACGCCCGTCCGAGAGGTTGGTAGATACCAACCTGTTGTCAAACGTTTGACATTTTTCTAAGGGTTTTCCCCGACAAATCCTTGACAAATAAATGGGGGAGAAATTCTCCCCCGAGGAGACTCGCCCCCGAAAAAGGGGCGAGTGCTTTTTGAAAATTCACCCTGCGGGGGGACGCGTGTCCCCCGGCGGCTGCGCCGCTCCTGCGCGTGATGACTGTTCCTTCGGCGGGCGCTCGGTCTTGAAGGCTCGCTTGGGCTTGGCCTTCGGCCTCCGCTGCGCGGCTCCCGGCCAGAGGCGCTTGATCTCTTGCGCCACCCAGGCGGCGCGTACTTCTTGCTTTAGGTTCATGGTGCTCACTCCTTCAGAGGCATTGCACGCCGCCGCGCGGGCCGAGGCGGAGGTAGAAGTCGGGCTCATCGACGCACTCGCTGCGCTTGGCAGCGATGTGCACCGTCCCGTGGACGGTCTGGCCGAAGCGGGCCAGCCCTTGCGCGACATCCCGGAAGGTGTCGAGCGCATCTTTCTTCGTCTTATAGCGGCACGCATCATCGAGCGTGTCCGCGCCGATGCAGAGGTAGTAGGGCATTGCTTCTCTCCTAAAAATGGGGGAGAAATTCTCCCCCGGTGGGTCAACGGGGCGTGACGTCCCGTACGGCCTGCGCCCAGGCGTCGGCCTGGGCTTCCTTCGTTTGCACGTGGCGCAGAGCCTCGGCCTTGCGGCGGGCAGCGGTGCGGTCTTCCTGCGCCTTGCGGCGCAGCTCGGTCTTGAACGCACGCAGTGCGTCCTTCTGGTGGTTCTTCAGCATCGCTCTCTCCTTTGCAGGGCTGTGCCCTGCGGTACGCCGCTCCCGACGGGAGCATCAAGCGCACTCGCAAGGGGGACACGTGTCCCCCTTAGCGGCTACGCTCACCAGTTCTTTGCCAGGATGAACGCCAGCACCTGCTGAAGATCGCCCAGCTCGATGTCGTCCGCGCCCTTTGGGAGCATTTCGTACTTCGTGTGGAAGGCGTGCAGTGTTGTGCCCTTCACATCCCACAGGATGGAGTGTCCGTAGATCTTGGCCCGCAGCACGCCGGTCATGTAGTGCTCCCACCGCAGTGCGCTCAGCAGCGCAGCCGCATCTTCTGCCCTGCGGGCCACGTACGTGGCAGCTGCGTCAGCGTCGCTGAAATAGTCGATTGCATTCATCGCTCTCTCCAACAGCACGCCGCTCCCGACGGGAGCTTCAAGCGCACTCCCGAGCGCCCCGAAGGGCGCAAGGGGCTACGCTCGGTAGCATGGGGGAGAAATTCTCCCCCGATGGTCATTTGGGCAGCGCTTCGCCGTACATCTCGGCCATCAGTTCGCGCCAGCCCGTGCGCCCGTCGATGTACGAGAAGTCGCGGTCTTCGTCCATTGCTTCGCTCTCTGCCCAGAACTGGGTGCGTTGAATGTTCAGAAGGAGTTGTTGCTTGTCGTTCATTTGCACTCTCCGATAGCACAGACAGCGCCCGACGGGCGCGTCACATCCGTACTGGTCTGCGCCCCGTAGGACGCAGCACCGCTACGGACGCAGCGGTGATGGGGGGACACGTGTCCCCCGGTGAATCACTTCAGCCCGTCAAGCGTGTCCTTGAACAGGACACGCAACTGGGCCTTGGTCAGGCCCAGGCTGAGCACGTGAGCCTGGAACGCCGCGCGGGTGGTGCGCGGCACCGCGACGCTGCTCTTGTTGCTCACGCCGGCCTTGAAGTCCGGGTGAGCGCGGCGCAGCCGCTTCAGACGCTGGTAGGCACCCGCCGGGTTCTTTGGCAGCGTGCCGTCATCGTTCAGGGCTACGCCGTACTTCGCAGCTATCGCGGCGATGCAGGCGGCCTCGTAGGCGGGGTATGAAACCCGCTTCGCTTCCTTCTGCAAGTCGAGCCACGCTTCAGCGAGCGTGTCGCCGTGCTTCAGTACTTCGTTGATCGCAGTCTTCAGAGCCATGATGCTACTTTCAGAGAGTGGGGGACACGTGTCCCCCGACGGTGCAAGCGGCACCGCGACGCTGAGAGCAAACCGATGCTCTCACATATGGTTCTACCCCCCTGCAGAGGGGTTCCGAGACCCCTGCCAGCGACCCCACCCCGCGGGGGACACCCCTGCTGTGACGATGTAGTGCGACGTAATATAAACACTAATCCACAACCATAATCGCAAAAATTACCAATTTTGTAAAAAATACAAAACTAACTAACAAAAATTACCAATTTTGTAAAAAATACAAATTACATAAAAATGCAAACTTAATTAGCAAAAAATAAAAACAAAACACAAATAAAAATTTTATAAAATTTTTTACAAAAATACCCCCTACAATGTCTAATCCTTGACATTACCCATCAAAAAAACCCCGGCTCCAGGCCGGGGTAAAGCGGCCTAAAGGCCGCACAGGAGGGCAACGCGTGCGCTGCGCGACAAGTATACCGCTTGCGCTTGCAAAAACAAACCCTTGTGGCTACACTGCGCCCACTTGCGCTCGGCAATGTTGCCGCGCATGCGCCTATGCTGGAACACCTACTCGATTACGAGCCCCCCATCGAAGACGGACGCGGCATCCTGCCGCTGGCCGACGCGATGCCCGAGCAGCTTCTTGCTGCGCAGCAAGGCACCGCTGACTGGCTCGCCGCCGTAGGCGCTCCAACCACAGCCAACACCGACGCGCAGGTGGCTGCTACGCAGGCCCAGCAGGCGTTCACCGCGCTCACCACCGCCACCCCCACGCCTGATCAGAACGCCGCCTTGTTGCGGCTGAAGACGCCTCCGGCGGTGCAGCACCTTGTGGGGATGCTGACGGCCTACGACTGGGCGTTCGTAGAGCAGGCCAAGGAGCTGCGCGGCTACGCCGTGTCGCAGATCTTGGAAGAGACGAAGAACCCCGACGCACGCCTGCGCCTGCGGGCGCTGGAGCTGCTGGGGCGCGTCACCGAGGTGGCGCTCTTCACCGACCGGGTGGAGGTCAAGAAGACGACGGTCAACGACGACGAGCTGGACGCCAAGATCAAGGAGAAGCTTGCGCGGTTCATGGATGTGACGGACGTATCCGACGTCTCGGATGTCCCCGCCGAGGCTGACCCCTCGTGAAGCTGCCGTCGTTCCTCTCCGCTACTGAAGCCGCCGCGCTGCAGCGGGCGCTACCCACGCTCAGTGTGAAGGAGAAGGCCGAGTTGTTCGACCTGCTGGAGGAGCGTGAGAAGCGTGCCAAGCTCTCGGCGGCACGCACGGGCGTGCTGGGCTACGCACACGCCATCTACCCGGGGTTCAAGGAAGGGCCCCACCACCGCAAGCTGGCGAGCATCTTCGACGCCGTAGTCAGGGGCGAGAAGACGCGCGTGATCATCAACATCGCGCCTCGCATGGGTAAATCGGAGTTTTCGTCGTTTCTGTTCCCGTCGTACTACCTCGGGCGTTTCCCAGAGAAAAAGATCATCATGGGTACGCACACTTCCTCACTGTCAGAGGACTTTGGTCGACGTATCAGAAACTTGTTGGAAACGCCCGATTACCATCAGATATTCCCTGGCACGCAAGTTGCCGATGATCAAAAGGCGTCAGGCAAGTGGTCAACTGCCGCAGGCGGTCAGTATTTTGCGGTTGGCGTGGGCGGCAGCATCGCAGGTCGCGGAGCGGACTTGTTCGTCATTGACGACCCGCACTCCGAGCAGGACTTGAAAGCGGGCACACGCACGCCCTTCGACGCGGCATGGAACTGGTTCCAGACGGGCCCTTTGCAGCGCCTGATGCCCAGCGGGGCGATCATCGTGATCATGACGCGGTGGTCGCAGATCGACCTCACCGGCCAGTTGATCAGCCACCAGATCAAGAACCCCGACGCCACGCCCTGGGAGATCGTGGAGCTGCCGGCCATCCTCAACGAGAACACCGACGAGGAGAAGAGCCTGTGGCCCGGGCAGTGGCCCCTGGAGCAGCTCCAGGCCAAGCGGGCGGGTATGGACCCGCGCTTCTGGCAGGCGCAGTACCAGCAGAACCCCACGAGCGAGGTAGCCGCGCTCATCCGCCGCGAGCACTGGCAGGTCTGGGAGCGCGAGCGCCCGCCCAAGTGCGACTACATCATCCAGTCGTGGGACACGGCGCACGAGACCAAGACCGCCGCCGACTACAGCGCCTGCACTACGTGGGGTGTGTGGTTCAACGAGGACGATAACAACAACGCGCACATCATCCTGCTCGACGCTATCAAGCACCGCTGGACGTTTCCCGAGTTGAAGAAGCGGGCACTGGAGTACTACAAGGAGTGGCAGCCGGATACGTGCCTGATCGAGAAGAAGGCTGCGGGCGCGCCGCTGATACAGGAGCTGCGGGCCACGGGCGTGCCAGTGTCGGAGTTTTCTCCGTCCCGGGGCAAGGTCGGCACGAAGTCAGACAAGACGGCGCGGTTGAACTCGGTGTCGGACATCTTCGTGTCGGGGCGTGTATGGGCGCCGGATACTAGGTGGGCGAAGGAAGTAATTGAGGAGGTCGCTGCGTTCCCCGCCGGGGAGCACGACGACTATGTGGATACGTGCATACAAGCACTGATGCGCCTGCGCATGGGCGGGTTCATTGGCTTGCCGTCAGACGCGCCTGATGACCCGCCAGAGTTCCGCAGTTTCAGAAAAGTAGCGTACTACTAAGGAGCCGAACATGGCGACGAACATCGACCGGGCGCTTGAGCCCTCCCTCATTCCGGGCCTGGAGCCGGGCGGTGTCCAAGAAATGGACACCATCGAGATCGAAATCGAGAACCCCGACAGCGTCACGGTCGGTACCGACGGCCTGGAGGTCACGCTCATCCCGGGAGAAGACGACCTCGACGAAGGCTTCGAGGCGAACCTTGCCGAGACGATGAACGAGGGGGCGCTGCAGACGCTCGCCAGCGAGCTGATCGAGCTGGTGGACGCCGACATCAACAGCCGCAAGGACTGGGTCGACACTTACGTCAAGGGCCTGGAGGTGTTGGGGCTGAAGTACGAGGAGCGCACCGAGCCGTGGTCGGGCGCGTGCGGGGTGTACAGCCCGCTGCTGGCCGAGGCTGCCATCAGGTTCCAGTCCGAGATGATCACCGAGACGTTCCCCGCGCAAGGTCCGGTGAAGACGCAGATCATCGGTGCGGTCGACAAGTACAAGGAAGAGGCCGCAGAGCGCGTGCGGCAGGACATGAACTACCGCCTGACCGAGGGGATGGTGTCTTACCGTTCCGAGCATGAGCGGTTGCTGTTCAGCCTGGGGCTCGTCGGTGCTGCGTTCAAAAAGCTCTACAAGATGCCGGATGAGCCCAACCCCGAGGCTCCGTACGTGCCGGCAGAAGACCTGATCATCCCGTACGGCGCGGCCAACGTGTACGTCGCGGAGCGCGTCACGCACATCATGCGCAAGACGAAGCACGAGATCAAGCGCATGCAGCTCAGCGGGTTCTACCGCGACGCTGACCTGGGCGAGCCGCAGCACATCGTCACCGATCTGGAGAAGAAGAAAGCCGAGGAAGAAGGCTACGCGCTCAACGAGGACGAGCGCTACCAGTTGCTGGAGGTGCACCTGTACCACGACATGCCCGGGCATGAGGATGACGACGGGTTGGCGTTGCCGTATGTGGTGACCATCGACCGGGGCTCGCAGCAAGTGCTGGCGATCCGCCGCAACTGGGACGAGGCCGACAAGCTGCGCCAGAAGCGGCAGCACTTCGTGCAGTACACCTACATCCCGGGCTTCGGGGCGTACGGGCTGGGCTTCTTCCACATCATCGGTGGCTACGCCCGGGCGGGCACTTCGATCATCCGCCAGCTCGTCGACGCGGGCACGCTGAGCAACCTGCCAGGGGGTCTGAAGACCCGGGGGCTGCGGATCAAGGGCGACGACACCCCCATCGCCCCGGGCGAGTTCAGGGATGTGGACATCCCCAGCGGAGCGCTGCGGGACAACTTGATGAACCTGCCCTACAAGGAGCCGTCGCAGGTGCTCGCAGGGCTGCTGGAGCGCATCACGGACGAGGGGCGCAGGCTCGCGGCCATCGGTGACCTGAAGATCGCGGACATGTCCTCCGAGGCCCCGGTGGGCACCACCCTGGCCCTGCTGGAGCGCCAGCTCAAGACGATGAGCGCGGTGCAGGCGCGTGTCCACGCCAGTCTGCGGATGGAGTTCAAGCTGCTCAAGCGGCTGATTCGCGACGACACCCCGCCTGACTACAGCTACGAGCCCGAGAGCGCCCCGCGCAAGGCCAAGCAGGCCGACTACGACATCGTGGAGATCATCCCGGTGTCCGACCCCAACGCCGCTACGATGGCCCAGCGCATCGTGCAGTACCAAGCCGCCCTGCAGCTTGCCCAAGGCGCTCCGCAGATCTACGACATGCCCTACCTGCACCGGCAGATGCTGGAGGTGCTGGGGATCAAGAACGCCGACCGACTGGTGCCCCTGGCCGAGGACCGCAAGCCGCAAGACCCAGTGACGGAGAACATGCACGTGCTGATGGGCAAACCCGTCAAGGCGTTCGCGTACCAAGACCACGAGGCGCACCTGATGTGCCATCAGGCGTTCATGCAAGATCCGAAGATCGCCGCAACCATCGGCCAAAACCCAATGGCGCAGCAGATGATGGCCGCGCTCATGGCGCACATCGCGGAGCACGCGGCGTTCGCCTACCGGGCCCAGGTCGAGCAGGCGCTCGGCACGCCGCTGCCAGCCCTGGACGAGACCTCCGAAGCCCCCATCGCGCCCAACGACGAGAAAGCCCTGGCCCCGTTGCTGGCTGCTGCCGCGCAGCGCACGATGATGCAGAACCAAGTCATGGCCGCGCAGATGCAGGCTCAGCAGCAAGCCGCAGACCCGGCGGTGCAGATGCAGCAGGCGGAGCTGCAATTGAAGGCCGAGGAGCTGCGCCGCAAGGAGGCCGACAGCCAGCGCGACTTCCAGATCGCGCAGCAGAAGCTGCAGCTTGAGCAAGCCCGCCTTGCGCTTGACGCCCAGAAGAACCAAGGCGAAGACCCGATGATCGCTGCCGCCAGAGGGCAGCAAGAGCTGGCGCAGAAACAGGCCCGGGCGCGGCAGGACATGATCCACAAAGAGCAGACGCACCGGATGAAGCTGCGCCAGCAGGCTGAGCAGCGTGCCGCGCAACCCGCCAAACCCAAGAAGGAGCAGTAAATGGCTGATAACGCACTGTCTGCGGTGTTGAGAGAGCTGGAACAGCGTCGTGCGGTGTTGTCAGACGCGCTTGGCAGCGGCTGCGCACGCGACTTTTCCGAGTACAAATTTATGTCGGGCGAAATCCGGGGTCTTTCGCACGCACATTCCCTGTTAACCGACCTCGTGCGTAGATTGGAGAATGACGATGAGTGAGCTGCTCCTAGCGGATGCAGACGGTGATACGTCCGTATTGCCTGAAACTGACGCGGAAAAAGCGCGACAAGTGCCCGATCCCGTGACGTACCACATCCTTTGCCTTGTTCCGAAGGCTGAACAGGAGTACGAAAGCGGTATTGCCAAGGCTGGACAGACGATGCAATACGAAGAAGTGCTGTCTCCGGTGCTTTTCGTGGCAAAAATGGGTCCGGATGCCTACCGAGACCCGCTTCGGTTCCCCTCCGGGCCGTCTTGCAAGGTCGGTGACTTCGTTTTGGTGCGTCCGAACACGGGTACGCGGCTGAAAATCCACGGAACGGAGTGGCGCATCATCAATGATGACTCCGTCGAGGCGGTGGTTCAAGATCCGAGAGGGATCAAACGCGTATGATGCCCGAACCTAAAGAAAATGAGTTCTTGGGCGTAACGGACGACTTCTTTTGGTACGAAATGACGCAGATCGCGGAACAACTCCGCGCACTGGCGAACCGCCTCGAGAACACGGAGCGCGTACGGAAGGCCCGTTCTTACGAACAAAACACGTATTTCCATTATTTGGAAAGCAAAACGCGCGAACTTAAAGCAGAAGTTGAACTGCTGAGGAGCAAAAATGGATGAATTCAAGTTTCCGGACGAGACGTCTGCCGAGAAGAAAAATGCCCCAGAGGTGGATTTCTCCGTCGAAGGCGAAACCGAGGTCGAAATCATTGACGACACGCCCGAACAGGACCGTGGCCGCACGCCAATGAAGGAGCCTCCGCCGGAGGTGACGGACGAAGAGCTGGAACAGTACGGCGATGGGGTGCGCAAGCGCATCCAGCACCTCTCCAAGGGCTACCACGAAGAGCGGCGGGCGAAGGAGTCGGCGCAGCGCGAGCGCGACGAGGCCGCAAAGCTGGTGCAGTCCCTGCTCAACGAGAACAAGAAGCTCCAAGGCACTGTGGGGCAGGGCCAACAAGTGCTGGTCGAGCAGGCCAAGAAGGTGGCGCAGTCGGAGCTGGACGAGGCCAAGCGCAAGCTCAAGGAAGCACACGAGGCGTTCGATACTGACGCCATCGTGGAGGCCCAAGAGGCGCTTGCTGCAGCCAAGTTCAAGCTGGAGCGGGTGAGCAACTTCAAGCCGACCCCTTTACAACAGCCGCAAGATGAGGTACAAACTACCCCGCAGCCTTCGGCACAGCCGCCGCAGCCGCAACTGGACTCCAGAACCCGTGCGTGGCTTGAAGCCAATCCCTGGTTCGGTTCAGGCAACAAGCGGATGACGGCGTACGCGATGGCACTGCACGAGGAACTCGCCGCAGAGGGTGTGCCTCCCGGAAGCGAAGACTACTTCCGGCGAATCGACGATCAGCTACGCGAGACCTTCCCGAGCGCGTTTCCCTCGGAGAAGAAACCAGCGAAGCAGTCGGTGGTGGCCCCGGCAACGCGCAGCACAGCGCCCAAGAAGATCGTGCTGACGCAATCGGCGGTTTCTCTGGCAAAGAGGCTGGGGCTCACCCCTCAGCAGTACGCACAAGCTGTGGCGGAGCAGATGAGGAAACAAAATGGCTGAACGAACCCCCCGTGACCTGGACACTCGCGCTCGTTCCGAGCGTCCGAAGCAGTGGATGCCGCCGGAGCTACTGCCCTCTCCCAATCCGGAAGAAGGCTATGAGTTCCGCTGGATTCGCATCAGCACGCTGGGTCAGAACGACCCGACCAATGTGACCTCGAAGCTCCGCGAGGGCTGGGAGCCCGTCAAGGCATCTGAACACCCCGAGATCATGCACATGGGCAGCAACAACGCTCGCTTCCCGGACTGCATCGAAGTCGGCGGACTCATGCTTTGCAAAACCCCCAAGGAGTTTGTCCAACAACGCAATGCTCACTTCCAGAAGATGGCGGACGGGCAGCTGCAGTCGGTGGACAATTCGTTCATGCGCGAGAATGATCGTCGGATGCCGTTGTTCAGGGAACGCAGCACCGAGGTGAAGTTCGGACGCGGTGCAGCAAACTAGGAGTAACAAATGTCCTACCCCTCGATTGACAAGCCATACGGCCTTCAGCCGGTCAATCTGAAGGGCGGTATCCCGTTCGCGGGTTCCACCCGGATGATCCCCATCGGCCAAGGCTACGCC